AAACTAGCTTCTTTTTTAGCTAGCTTATCTTCGTGTTTTTGTAGTGCTATTTCATTACTCATTTTAAATTCTCCTTTATTGTTGTAATTAACCCATCCATACAATTGCTGAAGAAGCGACCCCCTATATTTTCATTGATATAAGTATCTGACTCAAGTACACCGTACATAAACAAATACTTATTCTCAAGATATGTAATAGTCCTTTGGTTACTGCACCAAGCTAGTATTTCTTTTGTTTCAATCTCTAGTCCTTCTGTGAGCTTACTGGAGCCTGTGTAAGACTTCCATTTGTTCTCAGCAACCTTTATTCTTACCGCATTCTTTCTTTGCGTTTTAAGTGGCTTTAAACGAGTTGTAGAGACGGCTAGTTTTTTACCAATATATGCTCTTCCATTTTTGTATTGAATTCTATATACAAAACCTATAGCTCCGTTTGGAAGACTATCAACTATTTTATTTTGATATGTCCACTGCATACTTTAATCCTTCTTTATTCATTTCTGCTATAACCACACTATCTATAAACTCTTTTAATTGTATGCCTCTTATAGCACAAAGAATCTTTAGATTGTAGTGAGTAACATTATCAATGTTTACTGTTGTATATGTTCTATCTTTGCTCATCTATTCTTACCTTTATCTTTTTTATATTTTTATATATCCATTCTTTTGCTACATCTTTAGTTGCAAATGATGCTATCTTATATCTTGATTTATATTCCCAGCAAACATAGACTGTATCTTCTTTCTCGCAGTAAAATATCATTCCTTCAGCAACAAATGAATTACTAGCTGTTAGATTTGGGAATTCTGTTTTTCTGTCAAGCGAAAGGGTCGACTTTCTTGGTTGCTGTTGTTGCATTTGTAGCACCTTGCTTTGCTTTAATTTTCCTGATAGGGCTCTTTTCTAATCTAGCCTTAGCTGAGTCATAAGCTTTAGTTTCTGTAGCTCCTGATAGCATTTCTGATGCAGATAGTTTATCGAAATTGAATACATTTAGAATCTCTAAGTTATATACTTGATTTCCATCTTTATTCTTAACAAGTTTCTTATCTTTATCAAGAGCCTCAACTTGCTGTAATGCTACATTCATTGTTTTGTATTGCCAATCAACCATAAAGTCAACTTCTTTTTCTACATCTACTTGCTTACGCTAACCATTAACTTCTTTCCATTCTTTGGTCTTAACAACACGTGGCTCAGACTTTATACTAGCTAATGAATTATTCTCTGATAAAGTAGCAATATAATTCATCTTCTTGATTGTAATATATGTAGGAAGTGACATCTTCTTTCCATTATTCTTGTCAACATAAAAAGTATTTTTCTCTTTGTTAGTTGCATATAAGTCTGTATTCCATAATCCTTCACCTTCAAACTCCACGTGAATACCAATTGCTCCACCTTCTGACTGAATACCCCAAGCACGATGAACAATCAGCTCATATATACCAGCTTCGTTGATAAAACTCATTCCAGATGAATCTTTCATCTCCTCTTGCATAGTTCCTATTTTTTCTTCAGTGATGCGTTTAAAAATTGACATTGTATTTCCTTATTTTTTTGTTGTAATAGATTTTAAGATTGAACCGATATTTACTGTATCGGAAATGACTTGACCTGACTCAACATTAGCTCTTGTTTTTGCTACATAAGTTGATGTTGAATTTGTATGTAACACACGTTGTCCATCATTATTGATGTTAATATAATACACTTCATCCATTGTGCTTGTTAGCTTGCTCTGTGCCTTCTTAGCAGGTATCTGAGGCATATATACAACTGAACCGTTAGCTTCAACTGACTCTCGTAATGCTGAAAAGATAATATTCACACCTTTTAAGTCACGAAACATTTTTACCATCTTAATAATCTTCTTTGAATACTCTTGCCACTTAGGGAATGTATTAGATGGATTACCAAAATACTCATCGTCTTCTAACTCAGATACAATCATCTCACCAATCTCAGTTAGTGAGTCGATACATACGTTGTTATACTTTAACTTACCATCTCTGATACCCAAGTAAACCTTACCAAGAGTTGCAATATCTAGGATGTCAATAACATCAATTTTTTTATCTTTTAGAACTAACAATCCGCTTTCAGCACTAAGAACTAATGTCTTTCCTTCAAGTGTTCCAAGTTGAGTAGTTTTTCCTACTCCAGATTCTCCATAGATAAGTATCTTAATACCATCTGTATGTGCTTCTGAAGTATTCTTAATTTCAAATTCACTCATAATATTTCTCCTTATTATTTAAAATATTTTAACATTAAATTACTTTAACATATCTTAATCGTATGTTTCCATAAAAGCACTATCATCGTCTACATATTCATCATCTGAATATTCTTCTACTTCGACTTCACTCCTCCTTTCTATAGTCTTAAATATAGTTTTCTCCAACTCTCTTGTAGTAAGAGGGTTGTCGAATTGGCGGTTAACTCTGAGTATCTCATCTTTAGCTTCATCATGTGTATATCCACTATCCATAAGAAGTAATGCCAATTTAGCTAAAGCACTGTTTCTACCGCTATGTTGGTTACGAATGATATACTGACTAATGCCACTAATATTCTTTTTAGATAGATTAGAACCTGCTTTTCTATAAGTCTCACTCTCTCCTGTATTAGATACATACTTATCACAGTTAATCAATACACCTTCGTTATACCAATATTCACCACTAGCTCCCCAAAAAAACCGTGAACTATCTTTACATTGGGTGTCAAGCTCAATAGGTAAATCCTCCATGATATTCTTCATGAAGTTACTATATTGCTCTACTGTCAAGTCAAGTGTATATTCCATTGGTAGAATAATTCTGAATCTATCACATACAATACCATTCTTTTCTTTCTGATGGCTTCTAGTAGTTGAAATAAGGTATGTATAGTCACTCAAAATGATTTTAGCCATATCTAATGTAGTTCCACCATCAACGTCAAGCATAAGCAATGAGAACGATGTAATTACATTCTCTTTATTCCTATACCCATTCTTAAATCTATGAGCCGAATAGCATAATCCATTTGATTGTGTAACCTTATGCATATCAACCCAAGTGCCAATTTCATTCGGTACATATCCTGTAGTCATATCTCCTGAATAACTAAATATCAATGGTTTAGTTAAATCTGTAGCAGTCTTTCCTCTAGCTTGATAAAACGTAATATTCTGCCTGTCTTCAATCTGTAAAGTAATATTGTTCTGATAAGCATAGCCTTTGGCAAGTTCCCAGAATGCTTTCTTATATTTAATATCTGAATAGAATGGCAATTCTTGTGTCAACGTATATTCACTTTCTTCACCATTGCTTTCACACAACCAATCTACAATCAATTCGTACTTCTCAGGTCTTGAATTAATTAACTTCAAGCTTGCAAAACTCTCTTCAACAATAGCCATAGCTTCATTAAAGTGTTTAGCTTCTACTTGCTGTTTCATATCCATCATTGCAATTAATGCACTAATCTTTAATGCTAACCAGTGTTTATTCTGAGTATATACCATATTTAGTGGTTTATATTTAGATATAAACTCACTGTCCTCTTTTCCTTTGATTTCTGACTCAATATAAAGCTTCTTAGCTTCATTATCAAGCTCTATGACTCTGTTGTGATAGTTGGTTGCAATGTAAGTCATACAAGCACTAATTTCATTAATAGCAACTGCTGTAGCACCTTCATTAACTAATGTGTAGTGATTTACATGACTTGTCACCATAGAGAATAATGACCTGCGACACATACCAGCACCTAGTAAATCAAAGAATAATTTCTCTGTCTCTGCTTTACCTTCAAATATCAATGTAGGACTTCCAAACATCATCATGTTGTGAGGAACTGGCTTAGTAGCTCCTTTAACACCTGTAGTACGTCTTAGGTTTGGTTTGATAACTCCATGGTCAAATGCATTGAGTAATGTATCACTTAACATATCGTACTCTTTAGCTAATACAGAACCCATCTCATCTAACGCAATGTTAACTGAATAAATATCCATAGTATCCATCATAGAGCGTATAGCACTAATAGCACTGTCTGTAGCACTCTTATAGATAGGACTGATAGTTACACCTTCCTTTATTAATTTAGCAATTCCTTCCATATCAAATGGGTCAATTGTCTCCATCTTTTGTTCAGCAATAGCTTTGATTTCAATTAGAGCATCCTTAATAAATAGCTCTTCTATATACCGTAAGCTCCTACTCTTACTTAATCCGCTACCAGCTATAGAAATACAATAAACATTAGATGGCACTGTACTAAAATCTGTAGGACATTGAACCTTGCTTCGAACATTATTCGCTATTACAGCAACACCGAATAAACTAAGCACCCTCATGTAATGTTTTAAATCTGTAGGTGCATCAGCTCCAGCCAATACATTAACCATTTTTTCAATCACACTTAATCCTTTTGCTGTCTTCATATATTTCTAGCTCAAGTGTATAGCATCCGCTAAATACTCTTTCTATGGCACTATTGCTATGGTTAAAGAATGAATTGTACTTCATAATAGTTCTTGGTTCTATGTACTTAATAGACCCATCTTCTAGCCCCTCAGCCAATCTTCTCAGCTCATTTAAAACATCAGTCTGATTCATTTGATACTCTCCTACTAGCATATTCTTGTATATC